CTAGACCTCATACTGCTCGTTAAACCTAAGCACTGAGTTTGCTGGATAAGCCGAAATAGGCGAAGTGCCTAAAAAACCTATAGACCCTGAAGCGCTAATTGAGCAACCCAATGTTTCAATATACACCCCTGATGGCTCAAATACATCAAATACAATGTTTCTTGTCTTAGTAGGTCTGAACTCAGGATCTAGCAATCCTATTGTACTTCCATTACCTCCAGATGTAATTAACTCTCCGGTAAAAGAAATGGAGCCGTTTACATTTTTCCAAGCCCTTAAAGGATTGTTGGCACTCTTTGAATAAGGCGAATCAACTGATATAAAAGGATCAACCTTTACGAGCTCAGTGTATTTACCCATGCCATTTCGATATATATCGAATATAGATCTGGTTAAAGCAAAATAAAGCGCTCCAGAAGGAACTGTACCACCTTGTTTTACTACGGCTTTTCTTATTTTATATGTGTTGTGCGAGGTACCGCTAGCAAAAGTTTTAAGGCCCGCAGGATCATTCGTCTCCTCAATCTCCCATCTCACAGTAAGATCGTATGTCATTGATGTAACCGCATTGACCGAGTATATTTCACCATTATAATAAACCGCTCCCGCTGTCATGTTTAGAGTTCCTGCAGATAGAGATGTGTAATCTATTTCACAGCCGCTCAAAATCACAACGCTTGATGTGTCATGAGCAACTATGCCATTAATCACCTCCTTCAATGAGTCATTAATAAATCTTAAATCGTCCAAAACGATCGGCATTCTTCCTAAATCTGTAGTTTTTAAATTATTCATATTTTAAATTGATTCTATTTGATATTTTACACCTGCTATTTTATACTTATCCACAAGAGCCTTCATTTGAATGACCGAGAAACCTAATGAGCTTGGCACCATTACTTTAAAATGGATCTGATTCGTTTGTTCTGTTCTGTTCTCAAAATAAACGTCCGGCGCTGTTGTTTCTGATTTGTTTGACAAATAAAGCCTACCTGAGCCTTCAATTTTATTTGACACGTACACGTAATTTACAATGCTTGTGTCCTGGATATAGATTCTGCGGCTTGAATTGTCGAAAAGATCGTTTAAAACATGCTCCAAGTTAATTGTTTGGCCGTTAAACCTCAAATCATAATCCAATCTGTCTTTCCAAAGCTTAAACTCCACATTCAATTCCTTTATAGGCTTAAATGCTGCAAGCATAAAGTCGTAGAAATTGGTTTCCCGATAAAAGAAAGGGAGTAGTTTTTTAATTATATCGCTAAAATTAATGCTATACATGGTATGAGATTGAATTTCTTAAGGGGTAAACTGAGTCTATAGTCATGTGCCCGGCATCAGCATTGTATTCATTTATTATAGGTGAATAAGGCAGGGTTCCATATTTCGCCTCTGCCACTCCCAACACCGGATCTAAAACACCAGGTACTTTCTGAATTTCATCTGTTAGTTTTGTCAAACTTAACTTTCCATCAAAAGGAAGATTCTGTATATATTTCGTGATAGCATCCTCAACAGGATAAGTTCCAGGAGCACTCAACAACTCACCTGTTGCAGATATCGCAAGCGGGTCATATTTAATCGAATAACTTATCTTTAGCAGATCAGCATCTTGGCTCACAATTCGTGTGTTGGTACCTGCAAACTTTATTAAGTCTATATAAGAAGTGAAAGCAGCCATCTCGGTAGTCGAGAGTTTTGCAGGAACTCCTGAGGCAAGCTTTGCAATCTTTATAACTAATTGGCCAGACACCTCTGTTACAGATGCGCGTTTAATTATTTGCTTTGCAGCATCTATTGGGTCGTAGATGTACTTCTTACCATTCCAAGACAAAGTGTCGCCAAATTGAAACTTAAAGCACTCTGCATGATACCAAATAACAGAACCAACATAAAGCTCTGAGGCTCTCTTTTCTATCTGAGCTTTGTGAGCATCAAAAAGTTTTTCGTGAACCCACAAAGCAACAGCGAACACCCAGAACTTTAATCGCCACCTGGCAACCTTGCTCTCGCTTGTTAAGTCACTTAGTAGCTTTGTCGCTGTATCTGTTGCGGGCTGTAGCCCATTTAATGAACTCATAGTGTTCTTTTCTGTCACCATCGAGTTATATATTTCCTTTATTGTTCTTGCCATGTTTTATTAATATTTTGAAACTAATTCATCCGCTGCTAAATACCGGTTAATTCTACAGTTGAAATACAATGCAGCAAGTGTTGTATCTGGATGCGTATAAAAAATAACCCCGTTTATATAAAAGCTGACTACTCCAGAAAGATTTCTTTCAATACGTAGAACGTGATTTAAATTATGGCCAGAGGTAGGATTCTCTCGACCTCCATTCCTTAAAACACTTATTCTACTTGCAGAAGGCTGTTCGTAATAAAACGGATATTCTACACTTGTATAATGTGTTCCTCCAGGAGTCAAACTTAATCCTCCAATAAAAAAACCACCAGAACTATAACCAGCTGAATTGTCAATTTTAAATTCGAGGTAGCCCGCAATGTTCGCTGGTAATGCTAAAAAAGAACCTGTGTTTTCCCATTGCAACGGTGCTGAACTAGACCATTCAATTCTACCTGGGGTAGTTACCATGCCAGTAGAAACATTTGTCCAACCAACTGAACCAACACCCGGAATTGTCGTTACTACAATCACATCAATTCCATCCACTTCTGTAGCCGATTGACCTGAACTTGTTATGGTAACATCATAAGAACCAATATTTGAAGTTGTCGTTACATTTACCGTTAATTGTGTAGAACTATTTCTGGTTACTGTGTTTACCGTTATAGAGTTTGAACCTTTAAATATTGTTACCGCAGATCCTAAACCAAAATTTGTTCCTGTAATAGTTATGTCTTTGGTTTGATTTCTTAAAAGCGGAGCAAAAGAAATATTTGTAATAGTTGGTACAACTACAGCAGCACTCACACTGATTCCATCCACCTCAGTAATGCTTAATCCATTGTTTACTGTTACATCAAATGCTCCTGTTACTGTTCCAGTTGTGATGTTTGCGGATATTTGAGTCGAACTATTTACTGTTACAGAATTTACTGCTATAGAATTAGTTCCTTTGGATATCGAAACAGTGCTCCCAGATGTAAAATTCGTTCCAGTTATGGTAATGTTTTTGGTTTGATTCTCTGTCAAGGGTGCAAACGCGATACTGGTGATAGTTGGAGCTACAATTGCTGCCGAAACGGATATACCATTCAAACTCGTTACACTCAACCCATTGTTTACTGTTACATCAAACCCTCCTGTTACCGTTCCAGTCGTGATGTTTGCGATTATTTGAGTCGAACTATTTACTGTCACAGAATTTACTGTAATAGAATTAGTTCCTTTGGATATCGAAACAGTGCTCCCAGATGTAAAATTCGTTCCAGTTATGGTAATGTTTTTGGTTTGATTCTCTGTCAAGGGTGCAAACGCGATACTAACAATAGTAGGAGCTACTAAAGGGATAGAATTAGGTTCAAAAGTAGAGTTCACTATCAAACCTGTGTTTAAATAGTAATTAACCACTGTTTGATTGATAGGATCTGACTTTATCTGAATTAGTTCCCCATCAACAAAATTATGATTTACGGAGTTTATAGCGTTGTCTTCCATAAGAAGAAACAAACCCTCCACAGATCCATAATGCTGAATAGCTAAGTCAAACATGCTTTGACCATTTTGTACTTTTACTTCTTTACTCATAGGTAGCGGATACTTCTATCTGTTCGTTATAATCTATATCAATATTTGTCGCTCCATCTAATAAAAGCTGGATACTAATTTCATTTTCAACTCTGATTTTATTTATTAAATGCTTTGGAGATTTCAATTGCCGAATAATTCCAATCCCGCTTATTGGCGATTGATAAAATGTTCCTTTATCAGAAATCATTAAATCCTCAACGTGCTGTGAATCGCTATTATTTAATACAAAATCACCATCCTCTATGAGTAGGTTTCTCTTGTCGTCTGTTATAAAATCAACCGCCATGTTTCACTTTTTTATTTTCCAAATTATTAAAATCACCCAAAACCTTTCCTGTCACAGCTCCCTTTAAAGCTGCCTGAAGCGCAGAAGGAGAACCATTACCAGGTTCAGGAATTGGCGCTCCGTTAAAGATCCCCAGGATAGACTGTAGCAACTGGTTGGTTTTGTTTAGTTGCGATTTCAATTCTTCTACTTTTACGAGACCTCCAAAACTATTTCCTGCCAATTCAATATCATCACACAGCACTCTAACATTCTCTACTTCTCCGAATCCTATAACAAAAGCGCTCTGCTTTCGGTTATCAATTAATCCTACCAAAACATTGCTTCCGATTTTAGGTACTACTAGGATCCCTTGTTCCTTTCCGTCAATTACCGAGCGTAGTCTTACCCCAATCATATTTGGCGCAGTTTGTAGATCGATGTCACAAGTCATACTAGACTTATCTACCGATATTACTTTTCCTACAACTACTTGTACGGGCAACTTCTCTGCAAGCAGTCTTTCTAATGCCTCTTTTATAGTCATGTGTGTGCTCCTAATTTTATTTCCTGTCGAAATCCTTCCACCCCAAACTTATATTTAACTTCGTCTACCCAATAACTTCCTGTTTTATTGGATTCTTCATCCATCAATAACTCCACGATATCACCTTGTCTTACAAAAGGCTCTCCAAATGCCGTGAAACTTCCACGCCAACCATCATAAACCAATCTTTCCATTTCTCTTTCGGCAGCCTCTTTCAAATCCTTCTGAGATAGGTTGTAAAAATTCAAAGTTCTGCTTTCTCCATCAGGTTCTCCCAGCTCCACTTCTGTTTTACTTCCATCAGCATTATTGCTTATCGCTTTAACTTTTAGTTTAACCTGGTCCTTTCTTTTAAATTCCAATTCATCCTCTATCACATTATAATTTTGTTTGAATTTGTGCCTGTTTGCAGTCTCTAAATCATATCTTTTCCCAACTACCAAAGTGTCACCTCTAAAAAAAGAAAATAAACCAAAATCGCTCTTCAATTGCTCTAGTAACTTTGCTCCACTCACATTGTCTATGTAATAATTTCCTAAGGTCACATTTAAATGTGATGTGCCGTAAGAAGAGAAGTGTTTCTTCAATAGTTTTTCAACATTCATATCCCTGCCGCTGTCGCTAATTGTATTCTGCTTTAGCTTCCACATTTCATCTTCGCAAGTAATTTCAACAGGAACTCTAGGTTTAACATAGGTTACATACCCCTTGAACAAAGTCACCAAATTATCATATCCAGCCTCTACAATTACTTTGTCACCACTGTAAATGTTTTCGTAGTACCTCTCCTGACCCACAAAAACATTATTTGGAATCACAATTTTGGCTGTATCCGTTAATAGTTCCCAGCTTGTTTCGCTTTCTATTGAATTGACAAAAGAAAAACTAAATTTACCTATCGATATTTTCGAGTTTAAAACTTTCACAATGTTTCGCTTATAGTTAATTCTATAGGGTCATCGCTCATAGCATTAAAACTATAAGCTTGCATATTCATAAAAGGCGTGTACGGTAAGCTATAATCTGTAATCACAATTTCACCAACTCCCAGTAAATTCATTAATTCATGAGTGATTTTAATACTTGTTTTTGCTGACAAATAACCTTCCAGCTGCTTTACTTTTTGCTTGGGATAACCTGCGCCTTTATTGCAAATCAACCCGCTTACAGTGATGTTAAAGTCGCCATTATTAATAAATTCCTTTACAGAAGTATCCCTTCCTTGAACGACAGTTGAAACAATGTTTTTAGTCCTATTTATTTCTACAATCGCACTTTCCAAAACCAATTCATTTCCATTCGGTTTCAATGGCTCTAGTACGAGAGGCAGGTATATGGGCAAGCCCTCAAAATGATTTTGAGAGTTGTAACCTAAATTCGCGGACTCGGGGCTGTATGACTCTACATTTGTATAACCGCTTATTTCAGCAGTAGCAACCTCTAACGCTTTCGTATACTCCAATTGGCTATCAGTGGTAGCCAAGGAGTTAATTGCATCAGAAAGACGAGGAGAATATCCTCTAATCCCCGCTACACTTAATAACTCTGGTATAGTAAATTTTTTATTCATTATATCGCTGCTTCAAACTGTCTAACTCCACCAATTAAGGCTTCGCTTATCAATTGTCTTATCTTGGCTGGAGACTCCTTTAAATTAGAAGTCTGTATTGTTAAGTTTTTTACCAAATACTCGATGGTGGTATTTACTTCTTTTTTCTCAGCACTTGCAAACCCCGCTCCTTTGTCTTTTTTTCCACCTGACCCTGACGCACTAGTCTTGTTTCCATTATTTCCACTAGCTTGTACTAAAGGCATGTTGCTGTCGTAACCTGACGCTTTCAAATCTTTCGCTACCTCTTGTTTGTTTTCCACAGTGTGTTCTACACTTGCTTTTAGCTCCGGAGGGTCTTCTCCGCCAAACCCTAGAGCTCCAGCAATCCAGTTCCAAGCATCTACAAATGGTTGGACGAACAATGAATATATACCGTCCCATAAATCGCCAAAAAAACCAAATATTTTATCTTTCATGCCAGGGAAAACATAGTCCACCAACTCAATCAACCAGCCAAATGGATTTAGATAGGTTGCCCAAAAATCAACCAACACCCAAAACCATTCTTTTAGGTTATTCCAAAACCCAACAAAGAATTCACCGAAAACCGAAAAGCTGTCTGTAATCCACAAAACTGCGGAAACAAGACCAGCGATTGCGACAATTATTAAACCTATTGGATTGGCAGTCATTGCAATATTCAATGACCATTGCACAGCAGTCCAAATTTGAGTGGCAGCACTCAATATTCCCGTCCAAGTAGCTCTCAATTTCTGAATCATTAACAATCTGTTCTCTGCTACACTTAAATACTGAACAGCAATTGTTATAGCTCTAATTGCAGGGACAATTGTACTTAATCCTTGTAAAGCACCAAAACCTATTTCCATAAACGGAATGAATGAACCAGTAACATCACTAATGCTAATTTTAATATCATCGAACCAAGCATTAATTCTGCCTAATCCCTCAGCTCTTGTGCCCATTATGATGTTAGCTTGCTCTGTCGCTGTATTGGTATTCGTGATTGCGGCAGTCATTTTATCCTGCTCGTCTGTACTTCTTATCAAAGCTTCAGCAGCCAATTTGTTTTCCTTTCCAAATAATTTAGAAAGCAAAGCGGCATCATCCACGATTGGATTCAATCCTCTCAGTCTATCCGTTAAGCTTAAAGATTTGTCGCTTAACTGCTCAATGTTAATTCCAGCTATAAGCAATTCTGACTGAACCTCCTTTGGTAAGAAACGCCCCTGGTTAAGCGATGCAATTGTGTTTCTTAATGCAATTCCACCTTCAGCTCCTTTTTTACCGGCCTTATCCAATAACTCAATAGCACTTACCATTCCTTCAAACTGAACTCCAGAGCTTTTTGCATCTCCACCTACATTTTGTATCGCGGCTTTCAATGCTGGCAATTCAGCAGATCCCTCTTTGGCTCCAGCACTCATTGCATTCATCATTCTGTTTAGCTCCTGTTGAGCAGCGATTGGATTATCTAATGACACCCCATACTGATTCATTGCAGTTGTCAATACTTCAACCGCCCCAGTAGTGTCTCCGCCCATAGTTTTTGAAAGAACAGAAACACTGTCTGCCATACCGCTTAGTATGTCCGGGGATTTTGCTAATTCTGGATTTAATTGAGATAATAAAAGTTTGTATGTTTCTACAGATTTACCTGCATCTCCTCCAAATTCTTTTGCATTCTTTCGGGCTTTATCTCCGAGGTGTTCTAATGCGTCACCTGTGATTCCAGTAATAGCCTCTAGCTCCGCCATCTGAGATTCGAACTCGAGTCCTGGAGCGTTTACTGAGGCTAATGTATTTTTAAAATTTTCAAATCCCTGAGTAATACTAACCAAAGATACTGACGCAATTGATTTCTTGATTCCAGCAAACGAAGCTTTCGTTTCTTTCTCAATATCATCAACTTTTTTATTGAGGTTTCCAAATTGTGCCTGGAGCTCTTTTAAAACTTTGAGTGCATCTCCAGTAATTTCTATGTCTATTGCTGCTCCCGCCATTGCTTATTCTTTGTTTCCAAAAGCTACACTTAGTGCCTTAAGCACCGCTTGCTCCATTTGTTTTTGCTCAAATTGCTTTATCCATAAAGCTTCGCACAAAAGTTTAGTAAATTCATTGTCATTTAATTTGTAGGGATCAACTGAAAACTCACTACGAATTAAGGCTGCACCTTTTTGTATATCATCGGCTCCGTCTTCGGTGTCTATCAGTCCAGAGCTTACAGCTTTTTTATGGTAGAAACCCTCACCTTAAAGAGTTTCCCCAACTCACGAATGGCGCTAAGTTTTGCTTCGTCATTCTCCATAATGGCTTTATCTCCATCAATCCAACAGGAGTTAAGCATTATCAAACCCGATTTAATAGGGTCGGTTTCCGCATATTTTGCTGACGCTGCTATTATTGTAAGATCTGGTTTCTTTACGTAAGCTGTAGCAATTGTGCCTTTATCATCGAGTGGTATATCAATTTGATGAATTTCACCGTGCTCGGCTTTCCATTGCTTAATTTGTGTTTGGGTAGGTTTTTTCATGTTTTTTATTTATGCCCAATCGATGTGGGAAAGTATTAATTCGTACTCTGATTCAATCCTGGTGTCACCTTGCTTTAGGTCTCTTTTGTTGGAAGTAAACTCGCAGTTCCTCAATACATGAGTAACCAATCCATCACTTCCTTCCGGTAAATAAGATACAATCACGTCAAAAGGAGCGATGTCCTGAATCCTTGTACCTTGTCCGCTTGCAACAACAGACCTGGTAATTGCATCTACTTCATAAGCATCTAGGGTCATTTTAGCAGTTGCCTCATACTTACCTCTGCCTCTGGAAGTAGGCATGTTGCCAGCTCCATAGTTGTTCACCTTTTCCTGCTTGTCTTCATAAGAAACAGCGCTAATTCCTGAAACTGTTCTCCCCAACAGGTTAGTCTTTATACTTCCCCAACTGTGTCGGGTTCCGTTAATCAATGGTTTGCTCATTTTAATCTATTTTTTTTTAAAATGGATTTGTAAATCCAATTGTTACATTAATTTTTCTGGCTGTTCCAGTAGGAACTATTTGGAACTTAACTTTCAATTCAGAAGAAGAAAGTATATTCTGATTTGGATCTACATACACATCAAAATCAGAAATTTCATTTGCACTCAGCATTGTCTCCAAAGCCTTAACTCCATCTACCTCATAGCTTTTTATTACTTCTGGCGACAATTTTCCTGTGCTAGAATCCACTGAAATTGGTGAATTTAATTTTGGTAATAAGGCGGTTCTAATTAAAGCTATGGCTTTGTCAATAGTCCTGTTATTTTCGATGTAAGCAAAATCCTCCGTTACACTTGTACAGGTATGGCTATCATTAAAATAAATTCCGGCAATACCAGTATGGGTTCTAAAGAATATAGATCCGTTGTCATTCAAAGTTTCAACAGTTCCGTTGGCAATCTGTGTAAACACTTTACCTGAAATACCTGGAGAAGCTAATGAACCTCCCAAAACATTAAAGTTGTTTATCCAACCTATATTTTGATTGACAGCAGCTATTGAAACTGCTCCCAAAAGAGTTCCTACTGCTGCATAAGTTTCGAAAGGAGAGGTTGAGCTCACTACTTTGTTTCTAATCGAAAGTGCTTGGCCTATCATTACGCTAACGTTTTTAGAGTTTAAAGTCCTAAAATCGACTGGCGAAGCAATGTCGAAACCTTTTCCTTCCAGCAAAATCTGCACAGGTCTGTGCTCTGAGTATTCTTCGTTAGCTAATTCTTGAGCCTTAGAAATAGCATCAGAAGCCGGAGTGAAATTTGTAACAGCTGTAACAGGATTATATGCTACCGCCAACTGCTTAATTTTTCCCTGTCCTTCCATCAAAAGCTTTTTTGCGTTTTGATTTGACTTATCAAGCATATCCTTAAATGAGACAGATTGTGCAACAAGCATCAAATATAAATCTCCGTTCGGATTTACTCTAAAAAACTCGTTAATATGCTCATAAACCAATACTTTATTGGACTCATCATAAGCTTGTGTGATTAATAATGCGACCGCATCTGCTATTGAACTAAGCCTGTAGACAGTGTCCAATTGAACACCACCAACAACAGCTACTCCATTTGCTAAAAGCCCGCTGACTCCGTCTTGAGACTCTTCTCTACGGCCTAGGCCGCCATTTACTTTATTTATTACAATATCGTTCATTTGAAATATTTAAAATGATTTTTATTCTTCTTCGTTTACTCCAGCAGTTTCTTTTTTCGCAAACATGATTTCCTCAATAATTTCAGACTTTTTGGTCTTTGTAAGAGTAATCTCGTTTGATTCAGCGTAAGCTTTAAGCTCCTTTACTGTGTAAGCATCAAAAGCCTCTTCAGAGGAACTGGTATCCTCTTCAGTTGCTAAACTGCCATTTTTCATAATTGTGATAACTTCAGCACCCACTTTTCGAGCATGATCATTTGCTAAGCAACGGGCACCAATTAAAAAATAGTTGCCGTCTGTAGTTGCAAGGATTGAGTCTTCGGATGGATGCGCTTTAAATACTTCTTTAGCCGCTTTTATTAAACTTTCGTTTGACATGTTATTTGTTTTTTAGTAGTCTGTTAAAAAATCTTTTTCTTTTTTTCTCGACCGGATTATCTACTGAATCTATTTGAAAGGATCCTGAAGCATCCGAGTCTATGTTGAGAGTTACATTTTCGCCTTTTTTAAATGCTTTTTTTTCAAATGTGTTTGTTATTACATTCTTAATACTGTTGGTCTCTTTAGCAATAGCTTTCTCAATCGTTTCTTTTTGAAGCTCAACTACAGCTTTTGTAGTATTAAGTGAGGCATAATAACCGATAACTCCTCCAGTTGTGGCGCCTACTATAAATACAACAAGCGCTATGATGATATTTTCAATAGTATTTCTCACGATTCATTTAGCTTTTGAATTAACTTTTTGTTCTCTCTTGACAGGTTTTGCATTTTCGTTTCAAGCTTGACAATCTCTTTTGTTTGATCTTCAGTGATTCGCTTTAACTCAGCCACCTCTTTAATTAACTCTGACATCTCTTTGCTCTTTTGAGCATCAGCCTCTATGCTCAGTGTCAATTGTTTTTGAAAGGCCTCAGCATTCTCTCGCCACATTTTAGCTGCATCAAAAGCGTTGCGGAGTTCTGCCGATTCATTTTGAATCTCAATAGAATCTACGTCCGCAGTTTTTCTGCGCTTATTGAAAATTACATTTACCAGCTCCTTGCCAAATAAACCAAGGACACTAGTGGATATAATTATTTCCCAAATTCCCATTTAATACCTATTTAATCCCTGTTTAATCAGCACCCGGTTAGCCCCGTTAGCATTTCAATAAGCTCGGGTTGAGGATGGCAATCACTTTTATCTGATCTATAACTTACATGAGTATAAACTCCTGGATCTCCTTTTAAAGCCCTGCTGCTCACATCCCATATATCATCTGAATAGTTTAAAGGAATGCCGTAGACTTGGTTCCAGTATCGCAACAAGGTTGCTGTGCTATCAATTTGAAACTTTGTGTATTTTTGATAGTGTTCATAACCTCTAAACTCGTGAGCATAAGTAACTACTTCATTAGGATCAATTACTACTTTAATTCTTTTGCCGGCTTTATCTCTTTTACTCCCTGTGCCGAACTTATTCGGCCAAGCTCTGTATTCATCATCTATAACTCTAAGAGGCCCCCAATTATCAATCTCTAATCCAATCGCTAATTTATCAAGCCTCTGGTACTTTAAACCTTTAGAATAAAATGTGTCTTCATCAACCCCTAAATGATAACCCCAATACTTGGAGCTAAAAAGCTGATAAACCTTATCGTGTCCCACAATGATTGGCGTGGCTATGTGCCCTGGTTTTAAAAACTGATTATAGTCTCCTTTTACGCCTTTTCCAGATGCTGTATGATGCAAACAAACCTGAGTTTTATTTGTTACTTCTTTGAAGTATTCCTGGGACGGAAACTCCAACTGTTCAATTGATTTTATAAATGGAGCAAAAGTTTCTATTTCCATACGTGGTGGTGTTAAGCAAGAGATTCCAGTAAAACTGAAAGCAAACGCCATAATTAATACAAGTAAATTTTTCATAGTTTTCTTTAAAATTTCCGAAAATACGTTCGGCACGTCTTTTGCCACCGAAAGCCCTCGCTGGTATTGCGAGGGCTTTCAGGGATCTACCCAAATATTATGCGCTTACCGCTACAATCGCACCGCAGCCGATGCCTCTTATTGGCATTGCCAAACCTCTCATTTGGAATCCAATTACATCTCCTCTTGATTCTGGATCTTTTAATCTCTCGAACATGTCAAGCGATCCTTTTGCTCTCATCACTTCATCCTTATGAAACGCAAATGAACAAGTAGTGTCAGTTGAAGGTGCTGCAGCCGCTCCATAAGCCACCTTTGTCTTCGTTGTTTTGTTGTACACCGGCATTCTCTTTGAAGCCAGAGTATAAATCTTAAACCCACCATAAGTATTCTCGCTTGAAAACACAGAGGTGTAAAGTTTTAAATCTGCCTTTCTCAGTTCTGCTTTATGTGTAGCGCTCAAAACCAAAACCCTTCCTTCGCTTGGAATTTCAGCTTCATCAAACTTCCCTTCCAAAGTCAATATGTCTTCGAAAGTGATGCTTTTAAAACCTAATCCATTGTCGGAACCAGTAGTTTCCAAAACTGGAGTGTTTGCACTATTTGTTGAAGGAGCAAACTGGTGTGCCGCTTTCTCCAAAAACTTCATTTTCAGGGCTTGCCTGTGTCCGTACAATACACTTGATCTTTTGTCGTATGCTAATTCTGCCGCCTCAGCATTACGCAAAAGAGTGTTCTTTGTGTCGTACATATCTAACTCAAGAGCCAAAGGCACATCTGATCTCTCTGATATTCCAATAGGGTACGTTGAATTGTTTACCAACACATCTGGGTTAACACCCGCATCTGCTAAATTGATTTTATCATTCTCAACAAAAGCACTCATATCTCTTGCCTCATTAAGAAAGTTGTCTTCTGCATAAAAGCCTTCCATCAACTCTGGTAACCAAATTTCTTTATTTAATCCTGCCATTTTTCTAGTTTATTTGTGGTTTTTTTAATTTATTTCTTCAAGATTTCCGCATATCTATCCGGGTCCGAACTTTTGATTGAAAGCAATCCTACTGTGTCTTTTTCTCGCCACTCTTTGAATGTCCAATTAGATCTATCATCTGATCCTCCTCCTTTTTCTTCTTCTTTTCCAGCCAAAGTTTTCTTCTTTGGAAAGCTCATGATTGCAGACTTAGCTAAGTCATAATCCGTAGCAGCCAATTTTTCGTAAGTTTCCTTTTTTTCAGCAGTAATTCTACCTTCTCTGATACCTAAATTGATTAAATCAGTAATCTTTTCTTTTTGGGCGGTATCAACTTTAGCGGTTAATTCCGCATTTTTCGAAATAAGATCAGCAATAGCTTGGTTGGTCTCTGTTTCGTTTGCTCCGGCACTTAAGCCTAAGCCTTTGATGTTGTCAGCATTCAATTTCATCTCTGTTTTATTTTTTGGTTTGTTTTTCTTGATTGGTTTCAAAGCAAGATTCAAGGCTTCTCCCTCTAATCTTTGTCCTTCATCGTTGTAAAGCACAATAGCATTTTTATTCGAAGGGATATCTACAATGGAACATTCATACACCTCTGCCTCAACTATAGGAGGCTCTCCCTCAACATGCAAAACACTTATTAAGTTAAGGCCCAAGGAAGCACCTTTTAAAAAGTCGTTTTCAACTCTTTCTTTAGTCTGGCGTGAAAGCTTCTCGTTTTCTGATTCCATAAACACAGGCTCAGCCATAAGTTTACCATCCTCTACTTTTATATTGTCCCATTTACCTATTAATTCACCATGATTATAGAGCATAACTGGATTAGATTTAAATCTCTCTAACTGCAGTTTTGTCATATCTAATCTAAACCCGTAAGAATTTGTTGAGCCGTCTGATAAAAGGAATGTTTTCATTTGTTTGTATCTTTCTACACTGCGAATTTGGGACAGAAATATTTTAAATAAAAACTGAAAAACCTTGATTGTATAATTTTTATACTGACATTGTGTCATATTTTTACAAGCTAGGATAGTGTTTTTTTATTCCGCATAATTGTTACGCAAATTTGTATCAATATGAATTATACAGCACGCCAAAAAAAAGCCAAAAGCTACTACTTGAAGTCCAACTTCAACAGGAAGGAAATTGCAGAAAAAGTTCCATGCACTGCTAAAACATTATCGGCATGGATAACCAAATATGGATGGGATGTAGAAAAGGAAACACAAAGCATCACCAGGGCTAGTTTGTTAAAAGATTCATACGCCCAGCTTAAAGCAATAAATGAGGAAATTGTAGAGAATCACAACGGAGTACCAAACAAGGCTCTCAGTGATGCTAAATCAACAATTAGAAAAGAGATAGAGGCTTTATCTAATAACCCTTTGCACGTGTATGTCGAAGTGTTTACTGAATTTATGGACTACGTGCAACAGAACCACGGTAGCGCAATGATGGACCTATTAGAGCTGTCAGATGAATTTATTAATCACTTAGCAAACGAGAAAGACGTGTAAATTATGGCAACAGTAAAAGATAGAAACGCCAAAAAGGAATGGGCTCAAAGGGTTAAGCTTTTGAGGTCTCAAACCGTTGTCAATTTTAATGAAAGTAAAAGCGACAAACAGGCTAGAATTGACAAGGCTCGTTTAGATTATGAGTTCTTCGTCAGTCACTACCTTCCAAACTTTGCTACCACCAAGACGCCTGCATTTCACACAAAAGCAGCCAAAAGGATAAAAAAGAACAAGGAGCTTGCTATTTGGCTGAAGTGGGGTCGTGGTTTAGCTAAATCTGTTGTGGCGGATGTTACGATACCTTTGTGGCTTTGGATCAACAATGACATTGAGTTCATGTTGTTAATTGGCCAAAACGAAGACAAAGCATCTATCCTCTTGGATGATTTGAAATTGCAATTTGAAGGCAACGACAGGTTAATCCATGATTTTGGAGACCAACGTAATAGCGGACACTGGGAAAACGGATTTTTTATTACCAAAAATGGGTTTATTGCCAAATCTATGGGAATGGGACAAGACCCGAGAGGATTGAGAGTTGGAGGCAGTAGGCCAGATTATATCGCTTGCGATGATTGGGAAACAAAGGAGACCATCAAAAACCAAAAAAGACAACGAGAATATGCAAAATGGCTCTTGTCAGGAGTAATCCCAACAATGGACGGAGCCCGACAAAGAGTTGTTTTAGCTCAAAATGGATTTGCCCCAGAAATGATTTTTAATTTAATTGTTGACAACAACAAAGGATGGAAGGTTCAAAGTCAAAACGCTTTTGATCCAGAAACCTTAGAACCGGTATGGAAGGAAAAATACGATAAAGACTATTATCACAAAAGAATTGAGATAATGGGAAGCCTAGAGGCTAATGCGGAATACAATAACGACCCGCATGTAGAAGGTAAGGTGTTTACTGACGAAATGATTCAGTGGGACAAATCACCAAGATTAGACTCTTTTGTCGCAATAGTTGGGACATGGGACGTTGCTTATGCAGGATCTAAAACAAGTGACTTTAACGCTATAAAAGTATGGGGGCTTACCAAAGATGGCAGAAAAATACAGCTAGACTGTTTGGTCAAAAGGTGCAAAATAAGAGTTGCCCTGGAATGGATTGCAGATTACCAAAAGAATCTTCCAGCAAGCGTTAGTGTTCCTTTTAGGTTCGAGGCTCAGTTCTGGAACGATGAAATATACAGAGTGATAAATGAGACTGAGAAAAAGTTTGATATAAAGCTCAATCTTGTAAAAAGCGAGAGGTCACGCAAAAAGAAGTATGACCGAATGTTGGAAATGCTTCCGCAGTACCAAAATGGAAGAATTTACTATAGCCAGAAGCTGAAGAATCACAACGACACCAAAGAAGGGATTGCGCAGCTAAAAGGATTAGAGCCGGGTTATAAGGGGCCTGATGATTCACCAGATGCAGACAAAGAAGCGTTCGACTATTTAGATAGATTTACAAGAAGCTCACAACACACATACAGAATAGGCTTAAGAGAAAGCCGAAAATATTAAACTATGAATTTTATTACGAAAGACTATATCCGACAAATGATTGATAACGAAACCTTGAGCGTTATTACTGAAGGAAACGACCTAAATTTGAACTCAGTGGAAAATGATGCGATTTCTGAAATAACAGGATATTTAAATGTTAGGTATGATATGAACGCAATTCTTACAGCAACCACCAAAAGTGTTTTGATTTTGGGATTTGTGAGAGACATTATGATCTATCACCTGCACGCAAAAGTATCTCCTGACAACATTCCTCAATTGCGAGTTGACCGCTATAACAAAGTCATGAATGAGCTTGAAAAAATCGCGGATGGATTTACTAACCCCATATTGCCAAAGAAAGAGAACGGCAAGCAATTACCTCTTAGATACGGAAGTAGCATACAAAAAACAGATCACTATTATTAAATACTAAAAAATGGCAGGTAAAAGACCAAATAAAATATTAGACAAGATTATTGCTTCCAGCACAGCGAGGAGCAGAAAGGATATAAAACAGTGGAGAAGCGCTTTGCAACAGGCCGAGAAACCAGAACAACCAAAAAGAACGTTGCTCTACAACTTGTACGATGAGCTAGTTTTGGACGCACGGCTGTCAGCTGAATTTGACAAACGCAAGCTGGCTGTACAGGGCAGCGAATTTTCAATTTATAACCCGCAAGATGGAATTGCTGACAACGAAAAGACGAAGCTACTTCAGAAACCCTGGTTCTTCGAGTTCCTGGGGCATGCAATGGACTCCAAGCTCTTAGGACACTCCCTTATACAAATAGGAGACCTAGACGAAAACGGAGAAATAAGCGAGATAATGCTAGTGAACCGCAAACATGTTGTCCCAGAAACGGGAATGTTTACCGTGCGACAAGGAGACGAGAAAGGAATCTATTACAGAGAAAACAAGCAATACAGCACCTGGTTGCTCGAAGTGGGCGAGAAAAAAGATTTAGGTCTTCTGAATAAGGCCGCACCCCACATTTTATACAAAAGGTTTGCTCAAAGCGCCTGGTCCGAGTTTTGCGAAATATTTGGCATGCCATTGAGATATGGTAAAACTAACGTGAAAGACGAAGAGAGCCTTAATCGAATGGAAAACATGATGATCAATATGGGCGTTGCTTCTTATGCGGTTGTCGACAATGAAGAAGAATTGAACTTTGTAGAATCCGCCAAAAGCAATGGCGAAGTATACAGCAATCTCATTAATCTTTGTAACCAAGAGGTCAGCTTTATCATAAACGGAGCCGTAATAGGAGATTCAAGCTCTGGTGGAAGCAGAAGCAAAGAAGAAGTAGGTGAGCGAACAGGAGTGAAAGTAACAAAAAGTGACAAACAATGGATCGAAGGGTATTTAAACACCGTTTTAATTCCAAGATTAATAACTCTGGGTTATCCATTTCAGGGGTATGAATTTAGATTTGAAGAGGCGGTGGATGTAAATCAGCTCTGGACAATCACTCAAGGATTGTTACCTCATTATTATATTGAAGAAGAATATATCACAAATACTTTTGGCATTCCTGTTGCCAAAAAAGAGACACAAGATACGTCACAAAACCTTAAAGCTGGTAAAGGTTTTTTTTAACTCGCCCCGAAAATCTCGGGGCAATAATAGACAAAAAATACCACGGTTGTGGCCACAATCATGCTACAGCATGGGACAAACTGAAATTGAGATGGAGTAACTTTGTTGGACTATCGGCCAACAATATTAAAGATCCTAAAAAAGTATATGACGAAATAGATTCTTTAGAAGACACCGAGCTTAGTAGTAAATTATTTAACCACTCGCTTAACTCAATCACCAAGAAGGTAGACCAGGTATTTGACAAGACAAAATACGGAGATAAGGATTGGAATCTAGTAAATAAGTTGCGAAAAGATGCTGCCAAGTTTTCGGCATATAGAACTGCCCAGTATACTGCAAACCTAAAAGGAAAAACCGAAGAAGAACGTAGTGCGATAATAGCATTGTACGAAAGGCACTTGGCAACTGAATCCAACTTTGCGAGCAGAACAGCAAGAAGTGCCAAGCAATGGAACTCTTTTAAACAGAGCCAGGCCGATTACCCAAACTTGGAATACCTGCCAAGCCGAAGTGCGGAACAAAGAGCAGAACATAAACAGTTCTATGGAATTATAAAACCAATGAACGATCCTTTTTGGGACACTCATTTGCCTCCAAATGGATGGAACTGTAAATGCCGTGTCCGAAAGAGTGACGAAGTTCCTACTTCAGGAGAAGTAGAAACAACTCCGCTTCCAGATGGAATTATTGGCAACGCTGGGAAGAGCGAAAGATTGTTTGGTAGCAACAACTCTTATGAAGCTAATTTGAGTGTGGAAGGTAAAAAAACTGCTTTGAGAGAAATGAACAGGCTTAGTTTAAACTTACCATACCCTGGAGTTGATTACAAAAAAGGTTCTAGCAGCATTAGTGTGCATACGTTTGCAGACCAGAATAAAACCAAAAAGACAAACAAACAAAATTCATTGCAAGAAAATTTTGAAGCAGCAAAACTCATTGCTGATAATTTTGACGATGTAGAGATAAAAATAAGACCTCACGCAGAAAATGTTGAGACAGGTTTTGGAGATACAGGAAGGAGAAATCCTGAATATTTAATAAATGGCCGGGTAGGCGATCTAAAGAAAATTGAAGGAAACTCTTGTTATAATGGATATAATTCTGCAAAAAACAAGCAGCATTGCAAAGTTGTAGTTTTTAGAATTGATACCGAAGTTTCAATTCAAAGAATACAAGAACAGTTGAATGGAAAGATTAAAAAAAGTGGTAAGAATCCTTTTGAAAGAATATTTATAATAAAAGGTTCTGAAATTGCAGAGTATAAAAAAAGGGATTGAATTACCGCTCAATCCCGAAAGAGGTTGGTTCTGCTCCCTAAGAGCTGAATCCGTTGCAAATATAGTACAAATAAATAAAAAATGGCTGATTTTAACGAGATAAACAAGGAATTGAACAGAATAGGAAGGTTTGTGAAGATAGAAATGCTCGATATCATTGGTACAGAAGCTGTGAATCATTTTACAGAGAACTTCGAAAAACAAGGTTTTGATGGAAAGAAATGGGAAGACGTAAAGAGAAGAGACTCCTCATCGGTTTGGTCAGGTTTTGAATATGGAGCCAAGTCAAGAACTCCAAATAACCACCCAAAAAGAAAGGGAGCTAAAAGGAATTATAAGGCAAGAAAAAGCAATCCAATAACAAACTACAGCCCCACAGCAAGAAACACTCCTATATTGAGCAGCAAGAGAAGTGAGCTAGAAAACAGCATCCAATACGTAAAGAAAGGAAACAAAATCAGAGTTTTTACAGACAAGCCTTACGCATCGATTCATAATGAAGGTGGCAAAACAACAGTGTTTGGAAAAGCTTCTGCAACCATACCACAAAGACAGTTCATAGGAAAGAGTGAGGCGCTCAAAAAAAAGATTATAAAAAAAATAGAGCGAAAGCTCGCAAAAAAATAACATGTACACAGAATACTACAACGCTATTGAAAGCAGAATTAAACAGGGTTTGAACAGTGTTAAAACTGTAGATTTTTACAACGCCCAGTATCAGCGTTACCAGGAACTTAAAGCAAACTCATTTCCTGCGGTGTACGTTGAGTTTGACAACCCTATAACCTGGAAGACCCAAGGGAACGGATTACAAACAGCAGACACCGTTATAAAGCTACACATGGTTGTAAAAGATATTGCTGATTCTCCAGCGGCAGCTTTGGGCCTGGCTAGTGATTTAAGCAAACTTTTTCATCTCCACTCCTTAAGCGATACAAAACAACTAAGTACTGAGCTTTGCAGGTCTGAAACATCGCTAGAAACAGAATACGACCAACTTAAAGTGGTTGTAATCTCTTTTGTAACATCTTTGGCCGATTACAGTTTCGAGGAATCAGGAACAAATACCACGGTAACGCTAGATTTAAGCCAAAAGTAGCTTTCATAAAAAAAACCGATAGTCTTTTCTATCGGTTTTCTTCTTCGTCTGTTATTGGAAAAGCTATAAGATACAGGTCATAAAGCCAAGTTTTCTTTATAAACTCTATGAACTTCATTTAAGACCCGCTTGAGCTTTTGACACTACCTTTCCATCCTGAAATGTGATGTTCAAATTTGAGCCAAGTTTGTTCTGCCACATGTACACTTTTGCAGAGGCTCCGGCTATTTCACTTTCACTTAATAGTTCGCCCTCCCCAAAAATTTCTTTACAGTCTTGGTAGGTCATTCCTGTACTAATTGACTCGAACTGCTCCAAGGTGAATTTTGTTTTTCTTGTGTTTATTGAGCCTCCAATTCCTATAATAAGAACTAATGCGACCAATAGGCCTGCAATTATTTTTGATTTTTTAGATTTTAACATGTTATTTGGGTTTTTCGGTTTTTGTAAATTTATACATTTTAGTCCTTACTGAAAACTATTTTTTCGATTGTAATTGGCGCCAGAAAGAACTCGTCTTCCAACATACTAAATATAGCATCGTTAGTATAAAGTTTTTTGCTGTTGTATTTCTTGTCGCTCAACGCTATGTATCGCTCTTTTATTTTTTTGTTGCGCTTATCTAAACGGATGTCTCTTTCTTGTTTACTCATGATTCTGAATTTCTTTGATTAATGTAGTGAATTTGTGCTTCTTTAAATTTCTTTTTTGTTTCCTCTAGTCCGTTTGTCCTATTGGGGTCAGACCTTTTGGAGCTTAAGTGCCTGTTTTGATTGTACAGACCAAAAGCCTCTATCCTATCACGCAACTGACGTTCCATCACCTTTAAGACTTTGTTCACATTCAGTTTACTAAAATTGTTGTCGGCCATTTTAATCCTCCGGCAAGCCATGTATACCTCTTCCATAGATAGGTTTGAAAGTCTGCTTGATGTTATTTCTGCAGCAATCTCTTCTATCTCTTCTCTCTCGAGACTTCCATCAAAAGACTGAGACAAGTCTGACAACAGAGCTCCGATTACAGATTCTGTTTTTTTTATACCATATTGTCTCTTAAGCTTAGCAACTGCAGGAGGATTGCTTTCTAAAATTTTTTTTGTCGTTAGAGATCCAAACTCTCTGATAAGAGCAATGTTAGAGGCTTTGTCTAAAATCATCCCCATTACGCTGGGCCTTTTTTCGTGCTTGATTAGTTGATTTGCCATTTTTAATTTGTAAAATAATGTTATTAATATTCGAATTAATCTGGGTAAGTTTGATTTGGTTTTGATAAAAATCATCGAGCTGGTTCCATCCAGATAAAATCTGTTGCCAAGCCAAAAGAGCTTCTTCGTCATCTATCGACTGACTCTGTAAATAAGATATGATTGTATTCATGGCTTTGCCTTGGGCTCCATCCATTTTTGGTTTTACACCATCGCTTAAGCCTTCATAGAACCCAAAATACTCTTCTATAAACTGAGAATAAAGACTTTTTGATTTGTCCTGTATTAGATCCATTCTGATAGCATTTGAAAACTTTTCTAAGTGGGCTTTTATTTCACTCTCATATAGAGGGATCGCTTTACCAATAGCCAAATGAAGACCTCTTGGGTAACCGCCCTTTACATACTCAAGCTTCTTAAAATTATTGTTGTAATAAGTCACTACCAGCCTGGCTTTGTGTTTTGAGAACGTAACCTCGTATTTTCTAGTGATTTTTGTCATGTTACTTTACCCTTTGGTATTTAATCGTTCTTAGTTTTCCTGCTGTTTTTACTTCCCAAGTAGTTATTTTTCTAGAAAGCATTTCGTTGTGAATTGCAAAAGAAAATTGATGACGTAGTTCACGCTTTACATAAACTGATTGGTAGTTGCAGAAAGAGTTCACTCCGTCCTGTATTTGCTCGAGTTTAGATATTGGGTAGGTTGGCCCATATACAAATACAGCTCTATCTAGTTTATTAATCTTATCAACCATTTTTGTTTTTAGTTCCTTGTACCAATACTGAAAGCAATTAGAATCTACATTCACAAACGTAAGACCCAATTGGATAGCGTGAATTACTTCGTCTGTTGCGCCCTTGCTATCCTTCCAGTTTGGCAAGAGATAAATGTGAGTACAAGTAGACATTTCTTTGTAGCATTCTCGCATGTAGCTAATCCATTTCTTGTCGTGGTCGTGATTGAGCTTCATGGGGTTTACAACCTCGTAACCTTCATATATGCATTTCTTTTCGGTATCCTGAAACAGCTTAAAAGCTTTTGTTTCCATGCCTGTAATCTTCCCTGCTATGTATATCTTTTTCATGGTAGAATTAGTTCAATTATTTCAGATTTTACACCCGTGTTGGTGCTAATTTCTATAGTTTTTTTATTTTGAGATAAGTCCGTAAAATAAAGTTCTATCTTCTTACATCTTGGATGCTGTGAGTTTAGTTCTTCTATTTTTCTCTTGATTTGTCGCTTTAGGTCAGGCAAATCATGATGTAGCATTCTATTAATTGATAGAATGTAATCTTCGAACGCTTCGTGAAGCTGATTTTTTAGCGTGGTGCTGTAATGGTGGTAAATTGCGTATTTTTTCATGCTTTTTGGGTTTTACCAAATTGAATTATTAATTCATTAACTTTTTCAATTTTCACTAACAAATTCCTTTCCAGCCAATTTACATATGTTTCAAGACCTCCTGCTTCATTTTTTAAAGCTGTTATGTCATAGGCTTTTTGCAAAAACTCTCTGTTGTTTTCTGTTTTTTTTGACAACTCAGAATATGTTAGCGCTTCAATTATAGCATCTTTTATAGTTGACACAATTACCTCAGGATGAACCGAAGCCATTTTGCCCTGATGTTTTTCAGCAATTTCTAAAATTTTGTTTTCCATAATTTATTATTCTTTTTCAGGTTGAAGCCGTTATTTCTTTTTAAATGTGTTTCTTTCTGTAAGGTATTCCTGAAGAGACAGGGAGACCAATATCCTTTCCAAAATAAGTCTATTTCCTTCGCTCGATTTTACGTAAATTAAGCCTCCTCCAATATTTAAATACACCTGGTCATTGGAGTATGAACCCGCCACAGTAAAGTGATTAGAGTCTGCGGGAGATTGATAATAAATTCCCGAATGGAATTTGTGGTCATAACTATACAGATGCGACACTACATTTGATCTGTTCACTATTGAGTCATTGGAAGATAGTCTGCGGACATGCTCCGCTTTTTCAAGCACCCAAACCGTTTGATTATAGGGGGTACCTTTACACTCTAATTGCTCTGTCTCTTTTTTGCAGTTTGATAAAATGACTGCGATTGCTGTGATGTAAACTAATTTTTTCATGTTGTTTTTGGGGTTTTTGTTACTGAGTTTATGAATGATTTTTTTACTAATTCTGCTTGAAGTACAAGCTTTGCTAGTTCTGTTTTTGAATGATCATTTAAAAGTTTCTTTTTAGCACTATATTTTAAGCACCAGGCATTGATTGCCTTCATGTCAGCCGAGCCATCTGGCAATGTGTATTCCATTTCTTTGAAAATTCCAATAATTTTTCTTCTCATTAAGTTTTCAGGAGATTTGATCCAAGAGTCTCTGTTTTCTGGAATAAATGATTGCGTAAGCCAGGTCAAGAACTCTCTATACTCAAATTCAGACAGCTCCTTAAGGCTAGATTTTGTGCCCTCACTAAACGAGATTATCAGTTCGGATCTATCTATTTGACATCCTTGATTTTTTATCTTGTTTTCTATCAAGAAGTATTTCGCGTATTTATTCATGATCAGATATCGTTAAGTAGTTTTGTTTTATGTTCTCAGATTGTTCTGTTCCTAAATCACCGCTAGAAACAAGTTTTAAAGCTTCTAACTGGAGTCTTTTGCCTTGTATGACTTGATTGGATACAGCAACAACAGCTTTAGCTTTTTCCGGTGTCATTTCGTTAATTACATTTCCAGATTCATCTATATCTGGATTCGTTAGGTTTTCCAGCGTAAGAAATAGATGGTTGTTCAGTGTGTCGAGTGTGTTTTTTGCCATTTGGATAGTTTATGTTGATTAATGATTATTTAAATGCTTTTTAATTTTGGTAAGGTAGACCAATGACGGTATGATCTCTTTTGGGTTTATGTGCTTAGAATTCTCATGCATATTTTGGATTCTACATTTTATCTGTAAATTAGATAGGCTTATATCTGATTTGTCACCGTTTTTAAAAGTTACAATCTCACCGTTTTTTAATGGAGGGTTATGCTTTAGCCAAACTACTCTGTGTTTAAGTTCCCAGGTAGAAGGCTCTTTTGTTTTTATAACTGTATACCCATCTTTATCTACTCTTTCAGAGCCTACAGGTTTGTGGTTTACAGGAGTCGAACCCTTTTTGAACATTGTTTTTTTGCAAGCATCATATTGAGATTTACTCATTTTTACTCCTTTGTTTGCTGGAACATGTCCCTTTTCAAATCTCCCGTTTCCAGCAATTCTTTTTAGTCCATTTCTTCTGTATACTGATCTTACTTGAGATGCTTTTAACCCTAATGAGGAAGCAAGATCTTTGTTGTTCATTTTCTCAAAGTTTTTGAGAATAAAAGAGACCTGTTTAGCTGTTATTTTAGTGTATTTTCTGACCGCCATATCCTAGTGTTACTATATGAATGAATCCTGTTTTTTTTATTTGAACTGTTCTCCAAGAAATCTTTTATAGTGGGTAGGTCGTCATGATTTTGAATTTTAAGAAACTCTCGAATTACTAAATCAGTAGAATAACCCCTTTGGAAGAAGTCCCAAGCAACACTATCAATGATGGAAAGGTTGTGTTGCTTTAGAACCGTCTTGATTTCGATATAGTACCCAGTAAATGTCACTTTACTGAGCTAAAGTTTAAATCGATGTTTTGATATTCCCCCTGGTTGTCTTTTTGCCAAATCCTGAAGTATTTCTTGCTTTCCGGCCTTGTAATTCCTTTTTCTAGCAGATCCATTGCCTCCAAAAAAACTGCGTCTGAAACACGATGCTTGTAACTTAATAAGCTCATCACCTTTTTAGTGTCGAGCTTTCCACGGGAAGTTTCAAAAGCATCCGTTATCATTTCCTTTATGATCTCGTTTTTTGAATCAATGTTGTTGTCCAAAAACTCGTCTAGCTTGTCTTTGCAAGCAGTGATTGCTAAATCGTCAAATTTTATTGGTTCATTTATGGAGACCTCAATCTTGATCGTTTTATCAAAGTTGTACCACGTAAAACCTCCTTTTCTTACTTTGCCCGAGTTGTTATTTTCCTCCATGTATTGTTCATATACTTTGTCGCACAATTCAATGACACTTGTTTTAAAACTGAGTAAGTCTGAGTTGATTTTTAATGCTTTCTTGCAAATAGACGCTGCGCTTCTTTCTTGCAGTTTCTCTACCTTGGTAAGTCTTTTAACTTCTACCTTGTGTCCTTTTTCGTCCGTCCAATACGGTTGGCTTGTTTTTTGATTCATGATTTATTGTTTTTATTGTTGTCTGATGATTGCGTGTTGTACTCTTCCATCGATGATGGTCTGTCGAGATTTCTCAATCTGCTTTGTATTGTTTGTAAATCAATACCAGCAAGATTCTTTGCCATTCTTATCTCTTCCCAGTTAGGGTCTTTTATCGAGCTTCTTTCGTAATTAAATAATGTGTTTTTGTATCGTTTCTTTGCTTCTTTTAGCCTTCTGAGAAGTGAGTTTCTATATTTGTATCCCATTGTATAGTGTTTTTAAATATGTAATGCTGTAATGAATATGAACTTGTTCATCAAGAACTATTTGTTGCATGTCTGATTTATAATCATGGGCAGTTATTATCATTCCTTTTTTGTACACAATATAACACTGGTCCCATTTAGCCCATATCAATCGAAACCAATTCCAATACTCCTCAAGCTTACTATGAATTTGGTAGTGACGCTCATATTCTCCTCCTCTAGGGTATATTTCCTCAAGCAGTTGGCAACCTATTTCCGTTTTCATTAGAAAAAGTTCGCTTTCGGAAATACCTGTTTCTTTTAATATCCACTGACGATTGGATTCGTATTTGTCCCGTATACCTTGTGTATGGTTGATTTTTGTTGTAGTTTTCGTTCTCATAAGGGCAATTCAAATTTTTTATATAATTCATTTTTATTAATCTAGTTCTCCGTGATATTCTGCGGCTCTTTCGCGCCATATTATTAGAGGATCTCCACCTCCGTACCTGCTTTGGCAGCTTGCTTTAAACCCTTCTACATAAATCTTGACGTTTGCATGATACCGAAGTGCTTTAGCTGGTCGTCCTTCAGGATTCTTTCCTTCTGCATGGCTTACCCACACAAATAATGTTTGAGGAAATTCATCGTCTAGTTTTCTAAATTCCTTTTTGGATAGCTCGGTATACTGGAAGCTATCTATTATTGCTACCTTCGGTGCCTTTCTTCTTTTCAAGCGCTCTTTTAAGATTTCGAACGGCTCTTTGTTTAACACCATAAACTTCCCTTCTTCTTGCTCCATATGATTTCTTATTAAAGCCTGCTTAATGGATTCACTCACGCCTTCTTCAAGAGGGTTAAATACAACTTTTGAGAAATTACACAGATACTTAGCTAGCTTGACAATAAAGTCTGTTTTACCGTTCCCTGAGTTACCCCATACTATCCAGTGTCCGTTTAGTTCTGGCTTTCCAATTAATTGTTCCCATTTACCATCAAACTCCAGTACCTTAAATTTTTTTTGAATAATATTTGAAGGAGAGTAGGCTCTATTAAGCTTGGTCATTTATGTATTTATTTTTTATTGTATGTAATCTTCTTCGGTCCATTTCTAGCTCTACTTGTATATCCTTGTTTGGCTTTCCCTTCTTGAGCATTTCAATAGCTTTTTGCGTAGTTCTGGATAGGTTTGCTCCTTTCTTGACATAGTTACCACCCTTTTTACCCCAGTATAAATTCTTCCAGTGTGAATTAGACGTGTCGAAATCACGTCTTTTAAGCGTGTAAGAAAGGTCTATTCTCATTCCGTGCCAAGCTTCAATTACAAGTTTTGCTGCCGAAACACTCCTGTTTAAGAAATTGTACTTGATTTTTTTGTCTTTCCCCACAGAAGGTCTTAAAAGCTTATTCCTATAGTAGCACTTGGATCCGTCCTCGTTAATTTTAAGGTTCTCAAACACTGGATGATATTGATATTTTCCAGTCATTTATGCAGCAGTTTTAGCTTTCATTTTATAAGCATGAACCAATCTCTTAACTCTTCTAATGTCTTGGTCGCAATCCTCGTAAATCTCTTTAATTTGATTTTTGTCAGTGATTCCATTTGCTGAGCAAATTAAAATCACATCTTTTAGCGTAATGCTTCCAAGCTCGATAAATCTCTTTCCTATTCTTGAGTGAATTTCTCTGTATCCCTTTTTATTAAGAGACAAGCCCCTATTAATTCTCTTTTTTAAATATGCCGTAGCAATAAGAACTATCGAACATTGATCCTCCAAACGGTTGTAAAGAGTGATGAAAAAATAAAACACCTGATCTCTCAATTTATCAGCCTCGTCTAAAATTATTTGTGGCTTATCCATTCCTTTCAACCGAACAACAACCTCTTCCATCATCTCAGCCATCACCATTCCATTAGGGTCAGTTCCCATTGTTTTAAGAAGCTCTTTTAAAAACCAACGTCTGTCCCAGTACTCGTTGCAATGGAGGTGAAATACATTTTTATTGTTCTTCACGTGCTCCTCAGTAGTTCCGGTCTTTCCAGTTCCAGCGCTTCCACAAACAGCCATCACTAATGAATGTTCTTTTGAATCTCTATACACATGTGTTAGTTTTTGAGAAACAGATGTTTCAGAAAAGTTCCAAGACTTACTGCTTATTCCTAGATATTTCTCAATCTTAAGCCACATACTGTCGTTAATTAGCTCCCAATTGTCATTCCTAATTTGTGAAAGTGTCGCTGCCGAAACTCCTTCCCAGGAATTAGCTACTTTGTTTTGTGAGCCAATGTGGTTTACATAATCTTCTAATCTGTGTTTAATTGCGTGTTTTTGCTCTTGCGTTTTCATATTTGGGTAGTTTATGTTGATTAATAATTGTCGTAAATGCTTACCTCTTCATTTTGATTGCTAATGTCTTTCTGAAGCTGAGCTATATCCTGAGTCTCGCAGAAAACTTTCTTCTTGACAGCCTTGTTTTTCTTTCTTCCCTCGAGACCTTTAATATTAGGAGAAACCAATCCGTGCTGTTCAGGAAGTTCGTTGTGTTGTTCAAGCAGTTTCTCTGTAGAATCTCTTCTGTCGAATCTTTGCTTGTTTTGTTCTTCTTGTACTTTTTTGATAAAAGATGATTCCCATTCTTCTTGCTCTTGTTTGCCTCTATGAATCTCAGTTTTTGGAGTCATTTCTGTTACATGCTTTAAGCCCAGTTTAGTCTCTTCATAAATATGAATCAGGCTTAAGTCGGAAGGATCATATTTAATAACAAATGATTTATCAATGTGCAATTCAAGCCATCTTAAATCAGGAAGTCCATCTTCTCTATACTTCATATAGGTGTGCTTCACTTTGTTTTCTTTAAATGTTAGCCCGTAAGCCGAAAGCTTAACTTTTTCTGGTCTTTTAATCCAGAACAAATCAATCATATCAACCAACTTTATTTCAGGAGTTTGCTCATTTACTGAGTTCAGGTACATTTCTAGTCTTGCCACCCCTGTTTTACCATGAGGAGCAGAGTTCCACTCTTTTCTTCTTTGCGAATAAACAGCCTTTACTTCTTTAAGGGTAGGTAGGTTTTTAGCATTAGCCAGGATCATTTCCATGTTGGCTTTACTTTCCGTTTTATTTGTTGTGATATTTTGGCCTGTAAAAAACCAGTCTTGTTTTAAAAATTGGTTTTGCAATCTGTAAAATACATTTTCGATAGTTTTTGACTTACCGTTGTAGGGCTGAGCGGCTATTTTAAGTCTAGCTATTTTACTTAGAAACCCACCGGTATCAAGTTTCTTATGCCCACCCTGGTTATCAATTCCTATTTGAAACGGCTTATGGCCTGCAACTTGGGCTGCCATTTTGAAAGCATTGAATTGAGCTTCGTAATTTTCTGTCGGTGAAATGTGGTAACCCAAAAGAACTTCGCTGTAGGCATCCATAACTTCATATACTTGACAAGTTTTCATCTTACCATCTTCCTGGTAATAGTAGTTCATCTTCGTTCCGTCAGAATACCACAGACTGTCTCTCATAGTTGGTAACTTGGTGCTGAACTGATACACATATTTCTCTTTGTAAGCGAGCTCACCATATCTTTGCGCCCACCACATTGGCTTAATATCTTCCTGATTTATAAAATTGTAAATAGTCTTTTCCTCTTTAAGCTCTTTCCAACCCTCAATATTTGCTTTTTGGTTGTATTCCCTATGAAGCTGTGAGACAGTTGCACATCTATTTACTGGTGCCGCCCATCTTGAAATAATCCATAACTTAGATTCCTCTGTAAGCTTTGATGAGTTAGTGTTCAAATAGTTTCCGTGAATCAAAGTTTCGTAACCAACCTTCTGCTTGTATCTTTTGTTTGGTTTGTTTAAAATCGTAGCGTTGTATAGATCCTGGATAGATCTAGTAGCTGTTGGCAAGGAATGACTATATTGATCTTGTGGTAGTTGAGATATTATTTCAGAAAACTTTTCCCATATTCCTCGAATCTTCGAACCTCCCATCGCTTTTCTTCTGGCAGACACATTAGTTCTTATAGTATGACAAGCTTGAAGAATTGAGGCATTCATTGTGTATTCCTGCTGCTTTTCGATTGGCAATGGAGATCCATCATTCATTTCATATTGCCTAAAGAATATCTCAGCCTCTTGATCTGATATAATAAACTGCTGAAACTCCAAAAACTTGAATGCACTGTAAGGATCTCCTACTTGCTCAATTATCTTTTTTCTGAAACGTTCTGGAATGCTGTCAAAAGAAACTAAAGCCTTGTGATAAGCACCTCCCTTTCTCGACTTAAACATCTTCTTTCTTCGCACCAAGGCCTGGTAGTTATTTTCTGTCATTACTTTTAACTCCCCATAAAGAGCAGTGGCTTGGATGCAGAATGTATTTTCGTAATATGTAAACATTTATACAGTGGGCTTATTGATTTTCATAATTTCTTGTAGCTCTTTGTTCAACACATTGTACTGTTTAACAATTAGCTCAGCAGTCTTTCCGTGCCTATCATTATCTAAGCACATCCGCACATATCTAGTTGATACATTAAATAGATCTGCTACCTTGTTTATGATAGCGCCGTTCTTTCGTTTTGTTTTTTTATCGTTAGATTTGCTCATTGACTTTGTTTGTTCCTTTTTGTTGAACAAATATATAGAGAAATTCTCTAACTAGCCAAGCGTAACTAGAGAAAAACTCTAATTAATTTATAAAATGTTGATTATGAGTGTAAAAAAAAGACTTAAGGAATATCTAAATTATCAAGAAATGACTATTTCGGACTTTGAACGAACAATATCTGCATCAAATGGGTATGTTAATTCAATCTCTAAAAGCATTGGAATAAATAAATTAGAGAAAATAGTAGAGAATTTCCCTAATCTTGACCTTGAATGGTTGCTCACTGGATCTGGCGAGATGATAAAGTATCAAAACAACCAATACTCTCAAGATATAAATGATAGTCATATAACAGAATCGCAAGTGCCCTCTGGCGACAAAAACTACGTTCCTTTTTATCCAGTTGATTTTGTAGGGGGTAATTTAGAAAGTATAAACGATCAAACTACAGCTCCAGAGTACTACATGTATATGCCTCAATTTAAAGGTTGTGTAAGTTTCTTCTCGTATAATGATTCAATGGAACCTTTGATACAATCCGGAATGATGCTGTTTGCCAAACAAGTAATGGATTGGCAATCTCATTTAGAATATGGTCAGATATATGGCATAGTAGCAAATGATGGGCGAAAATATCTCAAGTATATACGTAGACACCCGGATCGAGAGGATGAAAGATTCATTTTTAAAAGCGAAAACCAGGATAGTTACGATGACTTTGAGTTTTGCAAAAAAGATGTTCGTAGTATTTGGCTTATTCACGGCTGGATACACCAGAGAGTGTCGTAA